ATCAATACATGGAAGGTAAGCTCATTAAAAGAATATGTCCACGATAGATTGTATTGGTACTATAAAAAGGAAGCTACTGAAGAAGAAGTTAAAATGTTCTTGAAACGTCATGGAGAAAAGGAAGATGATTAAGAAAAAACCTGAAACATTTGAGTGGTCTTGGGACGATGGGACAGAACTTACTCTTATACAGTACCTAGAAAAAGCTGAAGGATATTTGGGACAAGCCAATCAAAATATACTTGACTCTGAAGGAGATCCTTGCTTTTCTGATTGGAGAAAACTACAGAAAGGTACGTATGCTTTAAGTAGATTGATCCGTGAGCTTAAAGAGAGGGAAAAGAAATGAGTGTTACTGAAGGGAAAGTCTGGGGTGAAACTCGACCATTACTTAAGACTCCAGCTATAGAAATTCATAAGATTAAAGTTAACAAAGGTGGATATTGTTCTAAACATGTTCATCAGTCTAAAATTAATGCCTTCTATATACTAGAAGGAATACTAAAAATAAGTAGATGGAAAAATTATGTTCATGAAGTCTCTAAAATTGTAAGACCCGGCTATGATACAAGTCCAATGGTTGATGTAACTCTACTTCTTGAGAATGATATATGTATTGTCCCTCCCGGTGAAGCTCATATGTTTATGGGAGTTGTTGATACTACAGCTCTTGAAATTTACTGGACTGAACTCGATCATAATGATATAGTAAGAGATACCATTGGTGGATGTGATGAAGATTTACCTGATCTCTTTCAAAATGAACTTAAGAAAGTTCAAACAGTTTTTAACTAAGGAATATTAACATGAGGATACATGCAATTATAGTTGATGATCTTAAGAAAGGTCCGAATGGTAGTGCAAGTGAGCCAAGTATTAGTATAGGTTCACTATCTAATATGGATATTATCCTTCAACTAGAATTTCTAACAAAAACTATTTCTAAACTAGAAGAAATAAGAAGTAATAAAGGTAAAGAACTACAGAAATATGTAGATCTTCATAACTTTGAGTAAGATATGTTTATAATTGTAGCTTATGATCGTAGAATAAACAAAAAAGATATTAATTCTTTTGATATTTTAGCTGAACCTTCAGGTGACTGTCTTATGTTTAAATCTAAAGGAGAAGCTCTTGAATTTCTCTATGATATTAGAAGAGAAAATGATTGGAATGATAACTACATAGAACAATCACATATTAAAATAGACAGGTTACATTAATGACTTCTAAAGAACTAGTAACTATTTATAAACAAATCAGAACATTAATGAACAAAGTAAAGGAACTTGAAATTGAAAACAAAAAACTTAGATTAGAAGTTGCTAAAGCAAAACAGGATAGTAGTTATACTACAAGAGGAAACTGGGTAGAGTTAGAGGAAAAAAATGTCAAGTAAAAACTTATGGCAAAGAGATCGTCAAGCTCTCTTTAGAAATCTGGTTAAGCAATACCGTGAAGAGGGCTATGATACAAAAGAAGCTAAACGGTATGCCAAGCAGGAGCTTAATGAGATCATGCAAGACAAAGAAGATTTTGTTAAAGATCTATGGAAAGAAACTTATGAAGATAGCTAGGTCTGCCAGCATTCTCTTACGACATGCTGGCTCCCTAGCAAGAAAGGAAATTAATGTGGAACTTAATCTATAATGGTAAAGGATATCGACAAGTCGTTGATAAGTTTCGTACTTTTAAAGAAGTAAAGAATGAGCTTTACAATCGATATGGATTGTGTTATACTTTCAATATTGACTATCGAAAAATTTATAGTATAAGGAATAGTAAAGATGGAGAATCAATGGCAGAAAAGAGGTCCATGCCCGGAGTGCGGTTCAAGTGATGCCAATGTCCGTCATGCTGATGGACACTCTTATTGTTTTAGTTGTAATACTAGATTTAAATCTGAGGATAATATGAACTTACAAACGAAAAAAATAATACCAATGACTACAGAACAAACCAAGCCTCATTATAGTAGTTTTGAAATCAAAGGAGAATTTGGAAGAATAGCTGATAGAAATATTACAATTGAAACAGCAACAAAGTATAATACTTTAATTAAGAAACATGGCTCTGTTATTACACATCATATATATAAGTATGTTAATAAAGAAGGTATACATATAGCTAATAAGTTTAGAGAAACACAATCAAAAAAGTTCTGGAGTACAGGCAATATAAATGAAGCTGTTTTATTTGGACAGAATTTATTTACACCAAAGGGTGCCTACATTACAGTATGTGAAGGTGAACTAGATGCTATGTCCGTATATGAAATGCATGGTTCCAAGTGGCCTTCTGTATCTATAAAGAATGGTGCTGCTGCTGCACTAGAGAACTGTAAAGAAGCCTTTGAATATCTTAATAAATTTGAAACAGTTGTCTTATGTTTTGATAATGATAAAGCTGGCAAAGAAGCTGCTCATAAAGTTGCTGCTTTATTTGAACCTAACAAATGTAAGATTGTTAATCTTGAACTTAAAGATGCCAATGAATATTTAAAGACAGGACAGAAAGAAAAATTTATTAACACATGGTGGCAAGCTAAAGCTTATACACCTGCTGGTATATTAAATTTAGCTGAACTAGGAGACAGTCTTTATGAAGAAAACTTTTGTGACACTTGTCTATATCCTTGGTCTAAACTTAATGAAAAGACTTATGGTATGAGAACTGGTGAGCTTGTAACCTTTACAAGTGGTGCTGGTATGGGAAAGAGTAGTGTAATGAGAGAACTGATGCATCATATTATGATGAATACCAATGATAATATAGGTGTCTTAGCCTTGGAAGAAAGTGTACGTAACACAGCCTTTAATATTATGAGTGTTGAAGCTAATGCTAGATTGTATATTAAAGAAATACGTGAACAGTTTACTCAAGAACAATTAAAAGATTGGCAAAATAAAACTATAAATAGTAAAAGGTTCTTTGCCTTTGATCATTTTGGATCTATTTCTAATGTTGAGATACTAGATCGTATTCGATATATGGCAAAGGCTCTTGATTGTAAATGGATTTTCCTAGATCATCTTAGTATATTAGTATCAGGACAAGATGATCATGGTGATGAAAGGAAATCAATTGATATCTTAATGACTAAGTTAAGATCTCTTGTTGAAGAAACAGGTATAGCTTTATTACTAGTCAGTCATCTTCGTAGGCCAACAGGTGATAGAGGGCATGAAGATGGACGAGAAGTAAGCTTATCACATCTAAGAGGGTCAGCATCTATTGCTCACTTATCAGACAGTGTAATAGCTTTAGAAAGAAACCAACAAGCTGATGATGAAAGAGAAGCTAATACAACTACAGTTAGAATATTAAAGAACAGGTATACAGGAGACACTGGTATAACTTGTCATCTACATTACGATAGGAATACAGGAAGAATGTCTCAAGTTAATAATCCATTTATAGAAGGAACAGAATAATGAGTGTTCGTAAACAATTCGATCCTGAATTATATGCAAGAGCAGATCGAGATGCTAAAGCAGCTATGTTAAGATGGTTAAAAACATTAGAACAACCACCTACAACTATTAATACAACTGAAAAAAAAGGATTTGATATTATATGTAAGACTACTGTAGAAAAACTTCAGCTATATGAAGTTGAAATTAAATACATATGGGAAGGTGAGTGGCCTGATCACTGGAAAGAAGTTCGTATTCCTCATAGAAAGAAAAGACTTCTAAATGCATGGCAGAACCAATGTCCTGAATCAGAATTTGTATTTGTTGTCTTCAGAAATGATTGTAAAAAAGCATGGAAGATAGATGCTAACATACTATTAACATGTGAAGTTAAAGAAGTAGCTAATCGTAATGTAACTCAAGGAGAACTGTTCTATCATATACCAGTTAAACAAGCTGAACTTATAGACATTCCATGACAACAGCTATTGTTGATATAGAAACTGATTCTTTAAATGCAAAAGTTATTCATTGTATTGTTGCCAAGAGTCCTGCTACTGGAAACATAAAGACATGGACAGGTAGTGATTGCTACAAATTTGCAGGATGGGCTACTCAAATTGATGAATTTATTATGCATAATGGTATCAGCTTTGATGCTCCTATACTTAATAAACTAATAGGTTCTTCTATAAAACCTAATCAAGTTAGAGATACATTAATCGAATCACAACTTTATAATCCTATAAGGGAAGGTGGTCATTCATTAGAAGCATGGGGAAAGAAACTTAACTTTGAGAAAGGAGAATTTAATGAGTTTAAAAACTACAACGAAGACATGCTTAAGTATTGTATCAGGGATACGGAACTTACAGGGAGAGTTGCTAATGTTCTGGAAGAGGAAGGTAAAAGATTCTCACCTAAAGCTTATAAACTTGAGAGACAAGTAAGAACTATCATTGATCAACAACAGAAAAATGGATTTGCTTTTAATCTAAAGGAAGCTACTGTACTTCTAGCAAAGTTAGAAGATGAACAGCATGAATTAGAACAAAAATCTTTAGACATGTTTGAACCTACTAAGATAGAATTAAAAACTAAAACAAAATATATCCCATTTAATATTGCCAGCCGTAAACAAATAGCTGAACGTCTTATGGAACGGGGCTGGATACCTAAACAGTTAACAGATAAAGGTAATATAATAATAAATGAATCTGTATTATCTCATATTAATATACCTGAAGCAAAAATGTTTAATAGATATTTTCTTTTGCAAAAAAGAACTGGATTATTAAAAGCATGGTTACAAGAATGTGATGAAGATAATAGAGTAAGAGGTAAAGTGCTGACCCTGAGAACTATTACTGGTAGAATGGCTCATCATAGTCCTAATATGGCCCAGATACCAGCCAGCTATTCACCTTATGGCAAGGAATGCAGAAACCTTTGGACCGTATCAAATCCCGATACTCATTCCTTGGTAGGGACAGATGTTAGTGGTCTTGAGTTAAGGTGCTTAGCTCATTACATGGATGATAAAGACTATACCAAGGAGGTCTTAACAGGGGATGTACATACAGCCAATCAGAAAATGGCTGGACTAAAGACAAGAGATCAAGCTAAGACTTTTATCTATGCTTTTCTTTATGGAGCAGGAGCAGCTAAGATAGGTAAAGTAATAGGTGGAAGTGCTGGACAGGGAATGCTTCTTATTAAAAGATTTTTACATAATATGCCAGCATTAAAACAACTAAGAGATAATATAATAGAAGCTTCTAAAGAAGGAACTATTAAAGGATTAGATGGTAGACAATTATATATTAGACATGAGTATGCTGCCCTGAATACCCTTATCCAAGGAGCAGGAGCTATCGTATGTAAACAATGGTTGGTACATCTGATAAATAAAATTAGGAAATCAGGACTTGATGCCAAGTTAGTAGCATCTGTTCATGATGAATATCAATTTGAAATAATCAATCAAGATATAAATAAATTCTGTAAACTAACAAAGGAGGCAATAAAAGAAACAACAAGAACATTCAATATGAAGTGTGACCTTGACTGTGATTATAAAATAGGAAAAACATGGGCAGAAACACATTAAATATATTGACATTAAATTAAAAGTATGATATACTTATACCGTTGTTACTAAATAGCACGTTATTATCAACCGTTATTAACTAAAGGAGAAAGTAAATATGAGTATTATTTCTGGAGAAGCTTATTGGGCACATGTAATTGTTCCAAATATTAAGTTTAACCCTGATGGTGAGTGGTCAATCGAAGTCTGTAATCTTGATACAGATAATAAAAAGATTGCTCAAGCTGATGGATTGACAATCAAAAACAAGGAAGATGAACGAGGAGAT